CAAAACCAACAGCAGAAATTGCGCCAGAAACTGTAAATATCTGTGTGCTAGAAGCGGATACCTGCCCATCGGCGGTAATGCTTCCTGCGGCTGTTCTAATGCGGTCTCCGCTAGAGACTACTGTTCCAGTTCCGAATATCGACCCAATGACTGTGCGTACAGGAGTTGCCGAGGCAGAAACCGTACCAGCACTAACCACCGCGCCAACAGCATCCCTAATAAGTCCAGCAGAGGACGCCACAGTTCCTGAACCAGAAACATCACCGGCAACTAACCTAGAGCGTATTGCTGAAGAATCTACAGTTCCGATGGCACTCACACCACCGTTGCCGTACAGCACACAGGTGTCACTTAGAGTCCATATTATGTCGTCTAGTGAAAACGCTAGTGTGTCCAAGTTGCCAAACATATCTAGCTGCTCTAGCGTAAATGGCCCGCAATCTGGGTCACTAGCCGGTGCAAAGGACGCGCCAATTACTCCTGAACCTAGTGGCGCATATCCAAACATTATTTAGACTCCTGTTTCAACCCATTGCTGAGTGTTTTCGTCCCACCTATAAATTTTGCCGTCTGTTGGGCAGGCTATTGGAACATCCCACAAACAGGTTTCTTCATTCAGCACCCAAGACGCATAAGGTTTTGGGGGTATGAACGCATCGCGTACATGGTCATAAGAGTACCCGATTCCTGCATAGTTCTTGCGTAGCGGGCGACCTTCTGGGTGCTGCCCGCCGTGCGTGTTGTAAGAGGTCTGAATCCACTCGCCCGGAGATGAATCCACAAAGGTATTAAAAAATTCTTGTTCGGCAACAATTACTTGGGTCACGATGCCGTCGCATACTTTTGCAAAGTGGCTCATGCTGTGTATGTCCCAGATGTTGTAAAGGTGTGATAAGTGTATCCACCTGATGAGGTGACAGTTCCACCAGTTCCTTTTTGTGACCCAAGATAACGAATGATTACAACACCAGAGCCACCTGCTCCTCCGGCTGTATTCTGAGAACCTGAACCACCACCGCCACCGCCGAGATTGGCAGTTCCATTAGATCCAGCGGTAAGCGAACCATTACCTCCGCCACCTGTACCACCAGTACCAGCGCTGGATTGATAAGCGCCGCCACCACCACCGCCTGCGTATGCAACGCCATCTGACCAAGTGCTGCCAGCACCACCATTACCAACAACATTTCCTCCGGCTGCACCAGCAGCACTAGCACCACCACCGCCACCGCCACAAAAAGGAGAGGCATATGTACCAGTATTGCCACCGGCATTACCTTGTCCAGATGTACCAGCGCCGCCTGTGGCTCCACCACTAATTGAGCCAGCACCACCACCAGAACCACCGGATTTTCCGTTTCCATTGGGGCTACCCCAAAAACTACCGCCGCCACCGCCGCCAGTTGATGTTACCGCTTCTAAAACTGAATTGTTTCCGTTTGTTCCTAATGCAGCAGTAGACGCTCCGGTTACAGCACCGCCTCCAGCACCACCAGCACCAACGGTTACTGTGTAAGCGGTTCCAGAATTTAACGAAGAAGTATTTGAAATATAACCACCAGCACCGCCACCACCACCCTGATACCCACCACCACCACCGCCGCCGCCTGCAACCACTAGATATTCAACGCTATAAGTTGGCAGTTGAGAAAAACCTAACCATTGCGCTCCAGCCGGGTCGTACCACTCTGGTTCGCCAGTAGTAGAGTTCATCCGAATCATCCCAGACGCGCCTGTCGGACGTTCGCCCGTAGTGCCTACTGGGATATGAAATGCGCCGGTAGATTGGCTTGGTGTGTCGTATAAAGAGGCGCGACCTGCTGGGTAGTTAATAAATACTTCTTTTGTTCCGGCAGAGAAATTGACTTTATTTCCGCTATTGGACGATGACAACACGGTGTCGCGGGACAATGTTGACCCAGACGATGTGTACGTCCCGATGCCGTTCTCCCACTCGGTTCCCATCACAATGGAATAGGATGTGGTGTTGGCGTTTCCAACGGTAGAGAACCCTTGGTAGCCAATGGACGCACCGGCCAACGTAATTGTCCCCGTACCCGTCGTGGTCGAGGTTTCCTTTACGCGGTCTTTAAGGACGAAAGCCATTAGTCAAGCGTTACCGTGAGGTTGCCGCTAGAAATCTTGAGAATGTCGCCCGTGTCGATTGTCTTAGCAGTCGTCAAGGCTGTGTGCATGAGCAGGTTGCCGCTAGAAAGCGCGTCTAGAATCCCGATGTAGCCTACCGAACCCCACGAAGCCGTTGCCTGCGGGAAGTTGATGTCCGCGCTAGAAGTAACGATTCCAGCAGAAGCTGTGGTCACAGAGAGTGCTTGGCGGGCATAGGAGCCACCAGAGACTTCCGTACCCGAACCAGCGTCTGTGGGGTCGGACGTATAGAGTCCAACGTACACCGTCGTGGGTGAGCTATAAGAAACATTGCGGAGAACGTGGTCTAGGACTTTGTTCTCTAAGTAGTTGCTAAATTCTGCCATTTGATTACCTCGTAGTTACAGTCATAGTTAAGGGAACACCAGAAAACTCACTCTCCTCGTCGGAGGTGTTGATTCGCGCTATTGCTTGGTTGTAGAGGCTAGACCACGTTTGTGTACGCGGGTCGTTCATCAAGAACGGCTCTGCCTCTAGGAGCGAGGCGTAGAGCAGCGCGTCTGGGTAGTTAGCCAAGAACTCGTTGCTAGTATTGCCTGACGATAGGTCTGTCGGCTTGTAGTAATAAAGCATCTGCAAGATGTAGGCACTATCAGGCTTTGGCGCGAACTCTAGCTCGTTGCCACGCATTGTGTAGAACACCGGCAGTCCAACTTGGTCTGCGCGGGAGTTACTAGAAAAAGCACTTGGTGAGAGGTAGGAGACTACAGTTCTTGGTAACCCCTGAATAAACACATCGCGGATGGACAGAAAGTCGCTTGGCAGTCCTACCGTTGCATCTCCTACGGTCATAGTAGCCGTGGAGGTTTTTAGCATCCTGCGGGTACGAATGTCGCGTGCTAGGCGCAACTCCGCTAGGCTGATAAAGTCGGGAATCTGGCTGGTAAGGTCACTCCGTCCGAGGTAGTTTGCTACCGATGTCTGGAGGTCGCTGTATGTCGCTAGGGCCATTGTAGTCGTTCCATGAATAAGTGTATGACCCAACGTGCCCAATTGCGTTGGACAGGTTGTGGTCTAAATAAGTATCGAATCCTGCGTCTTTTGCCTTGATGCAGAAGTAAACATCTTCCCCTAGCAACTTGTCGCCGGGTATCTTCTCGAACCAAAACCACGGTCTCGGAGTATTCTCAAACACCTCGCGCTTGACCATCATCACACCGCAACCAATCGCGGTTACGCACTCCAGATGAGTCTTGTCTTTAGAGACGATTGGAATCCAATGATTCTCCTCTTTCTCAAAGTCAATCTCTAGGTTCTTTGCCGTAGGTCTGACCGGCATGGTTCTCGTTGTCGCGTTCACCCCAACTATGGGCTTGTCGTGCGCCAACAGTACCTCTATCGTGTTCTTGGGGAACCTCATATCTGCGTCTATCCACAGAATGTAGTCCGCGCCTTCCTTTATTGCCTCTGCCGCTAATTTCTCGCGCTGGTCAAATATCAGGGTTCCGGCAACCGTGTAGACCGCTTGGTGGCCTACCCTGTTTCTTGCGTCGTAGGCACACATCACCGCTAAGTCAAACGCCGTTCCTATCTCCATCTCTCCGCGAGAAGGGATACAAATGGCGACTTTCTTTTCGTCCCACGGTGCTTTTTGTTGCTTTTGCTTAATCTTGTCGTGAACCTTGCCCACTAAATTCTCCCCGGTCTCGTCCGTAAAAAACGGTTCTCCGGGTCATTTAGAAAAGCCTTCATGCGCTTTTGGTCTACCACAGCGAACCCCCTCATAATCCCCTTCACATTCAGGTCTGCAATGACCGAATTGGGAATCTCTGCCACCCGCGCACCATCACCCCAGCGTGCACGTTCGTCTATCTGGTTATAAGAAGCCTTGTTAGCCTCTAGGATTGGTGCGACGTTTTGTTCGTCCCTGATGACAAGCCCGCCATCTTCGTCCGCAAACCAAGTGCGTTTTCCCTCTATCGTTAATTCTTCGCCCAGCTTTTGCATATTTGCCCCGTAAAACCGACGGTGGGAATTACCCACCGCCGATTCTATCACAAGTTACGCTGCTTTGATGTCAAAGATACCGCCGTGTGCTTTCTCGTTACGAACTTCGAGGGTCAGTTCGGCAAGAATCTGAGTCTTGTCAGAGTCGCCGGTCTTAGCCAGGTCATTCGTTTGGAAAGGACGGAGGTAAGCAAGGGCTGCGTACTCGGGGTCGAGCATCAGGGCATCCGTAGAACGCATGAAGCGGTCAGGAACGATGCTGATGAGGCCGAAGTCCGAGAGGTATGCGCCAGCGGCGGCAACGATAGTCGTTGGCTCTGCGCCGGTCACATAACGCTGCTCTGCAACACCAGTAAAGCCAGACACAGTTGCCTTGAGTCCTGGGGGAACAACCAACATCTTCGGTGTGCCGCCGTCTTCAAAGATTTGCTGTGCTACGTCCTTGAGCATGGACTCAAGGAAAGTACGGGTCGTGGTGTCAGAACGAACGTCTGAACCGTCACCTGTTGGGTTTGTACCAGCCGAACCCTTGGATACGTTGCTGGTGATGTATGACAGGAGCGAACCCATCAAACGTGCGCCAGAAGTAGCCGTACCGTTGGTCTTGGCTTGGTTAGCCGTGA